ACATCAACTTTCTGTATAGAGGTCTCATTTCCACTCTTGTAGCTGCTGCTACTTTAAAAGATAGTGAAATTTTTCTTGAGAATCCACCATACACCTGGAAATCTTCAGCTCTTCCCAGATATTTAACCGGGTTCCACTGTCCTCCAAATGAGTCATCAAAACTGTCAAGAAAAGCTCTAAAATACAGTATCTTGGTTTCTGAAGGAGTCATAACATGAAACCTAAATTTTACTAAATCTCTTCCCTCTGATTCCCCCGGAACTTTTTGGTCTAAAATGTCCAGTGCATTAATCCTATCAACTTCACCGGCTGTTGCACTTACTTCCCAGTACCTGTTAGAATATTTTGCAAAATCATTTCTAGCCCCCTGATCTCCAAGATTAACTCTTGACTCTTTTTTAATCCTTCTGCTTGCATCTTTCGAAACATTAGAAGTATCCGTAGATCTATTAGCTACTTGGTCAATGTATGTTAAGTCCGATGAGAAGGTTCTTGCTGGGTTACCTCCAATCTGTCTGACATCCCCTTCGTAGTACCCATTGTTGGGAATACCCTTCACTAGTGAGCTTCCATCCCCCGGTGTTAAAGTTGTCTGGACTATGACAGGGTTGTTCAAGGTACTGAAAGCAGGTACAGGTGCTCCCTGTAATGTGTATTGTGCACCTTCTACACCTCCAGCACCAAAAAATTGTGCAAAAGCAGATCTTGTATTCCCCCCTTCGGGTAATAGAAACGTATCTGTTCTGAAACCCCTAATAAAGTGTGTTCCAGTTCCGTTGACCGGTACCTGAGCTAAGGTTGAAGCAACTAACTGAGCAGTTGACTTGAGTGTGCCTCCAATTTGCTGTAGTATTGCCCCGGTTGTAGTTTTTCCTTCCTTCTGAGCCTTTTCAATCCTATTTTGGACATTGACTTGGTTAAGTTCTGCTTCATGTAAAAGGTACTTAATACCGGGCTTGTCCACAAACATCTGTGTGATCCTAGAAAGGTCATCTACCCTTCTTAAGATTTCCAACCCAATACCCTGTTTTGAATCTCCCTCTTTTTTTACCACATAGGGTTCCTCCCCATATCTAAGGTCTTTTAGGTTTGTGGTTAATTGTAGGAGACCCATAAATTACCCCGGTAAATGATCTAGATACGGTAATCCTTGCCCAGAAGGAGAAACAACAGGTATTCCTCCATCTAAATCCAATACAGATGGAGCTGGCATATTTCCTCCCAAAGCTGGATGGTTATTAATTGAAGATTCGTAATGTAGTGTTGACCCTGGGTTTGCCCCTGGCTGTAGTGGAGGTGTAATTCCTGCCAACCCCAGTGGTGATGTTGGTAATAAATCTAATAATCCCATGTTTAGTTTGTTTCTAATAAATAGTTTATGTTAGTGAATGTAGGTTAAGTCCTATATTCTCATTTAATTTCTGGTGGTTTAGGTATATGTTACCTCCCTCTCTTGTTGCTTGTATTAACTCTTTAAGTAAATTTTCAACATTTCCTCCCAGTTTAGTTCCACCTGCCATTGTAATTGTATCTTCATTAAGAGGTTTAATAATAAAATCCTTAACTGGGATGACCTGCCCCCTAGTATTTATCGTAGATTTTTTGGCTTTTATGTCCTCCAGTTGCTTGAGTGCAATTTCTCTGTTTTGTTCAAGGTTCTCCTCTTTTGCAGCCATTACCCCTCGTAGTCCCACCAGTGACTGAAATGTTCTAGCAAAAAATCCAGAACCCGTTGCTGTACTTTGTTCCTGTAACCTTTGTAAAGTTGCTGCCTGTCTACCTGTTGTCCATCCTCCCTGTCCGGCCACCGCTTCTTCGGCTTTGCCAACCAGTTCCGCTACCCTCTGCTCTCTTGCATCTGATCCGAATCCGACATCTTGAATAAAGTTTGCAAAATCCTTAATAGCATCAGTTAACATATCAATATACCCTCCGTTAACTAGTCCTGCAAATTGATCTTTGACCTTAGTAACAGCCTCTTTGTACTGTTCTTCCAGGGTAACAATTCCCTGAGCATCCTTCATTTCCTGTAGGTTTAACCCATGTTTCTCTAGAAACTGTTGTGCTTCTAGATTCTTATGTTCCCGAGTCAGTCTTAACAGTTCCTCTTTCTGCCTATTTCTGTCATGTTCCAAAAGGTAAGCATCCTGTATTTCATCATTAGAAAGTCCAAGTAGGTTTGAGAAAGTCTTCATTATTATTGGAGACTTTCTTTGCTCAGCAGTTAGTCCTTCCATCTGTTTCATTACCTCCCCAGTGGCTGAAGCAATATCCCCTGTTAAAGCTAGCACCCTTGCTCTTTCCAGATTAAATTCTTTACCTGTCAGTAATTCCGCTTCAAGTTCGTTTCCTATGGAAGATTCAAAATCCAGTAAAGATTCTGAAATTCTCTGTGCTTGTTGCAGGTTTAGTCCGAATTCATGAGCACTCTTAACACCCTCAGCAATTTGCCTATTACTAAATCCAAAAAATGCGGCAATTTGTCCAGAAACTTTTGAAATACCCTCTAACACTTGTTTTTGTGTTATAAGTGATTTTCCTCTCTTAACATCCAGTGCATTCTGGTGTAAAACTGACTTAAGAACATTTTCTGAATTTTCTCCAAATGCTTCGGACCTTGCAGTTAGATTTGCTGCAAGTTCTCCCTGCACTTTCATCCTTTCTGTTAGGAATGTCTGAGCTTTTAATGTTGAGGTTGAAACAGTACCAGCTCTTTGTAAGTGTCCTGTTAATTCAGACTGAGCTTGAATTAACGAAGTGATGTTAATGTATGTTTCTTTAGTACTGTTTTGTATATCATTAAAATAGTCCCTGACCTCAGATGCACCTTCACGAGTAGTTCCAAGGTTTCTGGAGATTTCAACAGATTGATTGTTCACCCCTATAAAAAGGTCGTAAACAGTCTTTAGTGTCCCAGCTATTAAAGCAATCCACCCTGCACCTTTAATTATACCGGTTAAACTTTCACCTAATTTTTCACCAAGTACCTTAGCCCCAGCCCCTGCTACACTTTTCTGTGCTGTAATTGCCGCTTGACTAACTTTAGCCTGGTCTTCAAGATACTTAGCTCTACTTGTAATCCCCCCTTCTTTAAGGTTTACGTAATAGTTTCTTCCTCCTTTCCCCACTCTTTGTTCTACTGTGGCAACCACTGTCTGGGCTCTCTTAACTTCTATAGCTGTTTTCCTGGCTGCTTCGGCGGCTTTCTCAAACGGTTGTTGGAACCTCTTAAGAATGGGTATTTTGTTTACCAACTTACTTAACTCTGTAAAGTAGTTTGACTGGGTATTTAGTTGTTTTGTTGAGTGAATTAGGTTTTGGTAATACTTATCAAGATCTCTAGCTTCATCCCTCATAGCAACAAGAGCATCTACCTGTTTTTCAAGATTTTTCCTCTGTTTACCTGAAGATACCAGTACCCTTTCATTGGCAATTTGGATTTTTGTGGAGAGTCTACTGATTGAGTCCTGGATTTTAATCTGATCTTTTATCAGTAAATTAAAGTCCTTTCCACTTCTGGTGACTTTTGATTGTAGGTTTTTAAACTTATCAGCTGCATTAATAAGGTCTCTATACTCCCTAACTGTATTAACGTTATCCCCTTGTAGGACTTTTCTAAGAGATCTAACAGCATCTTGAATCTCACCGATCCTCTGTGCTGCATTTACTGCATTACTAGCCAACTCTTCATTAAATCCTTGTAAGTTATCTGCCATTACTAGTGTATTCTTTATTCAATAAATAGTAAAACCTCTAAGACTTCCTAGAGGTTTTGGTACTATAGTTTAGTTTTTTTGTAGGATTTTGGGAAAACGGTTTCTCTTCCTGTTGGTTTATTTGTTCCTTACCCTCTAGATGTTCTTTCAACAGGTTAAATGTGTAGTTTCTTAGCCAGATTGGGAAATTGTAGACTATGTCCCAAGTATACCCTCCTCCGTAATAAACTATTTCATGTATTTGTCTAAAAAGGTTCACCCTATCATTTTGCGTCAGGCCAAAAAAAGGTAATCCCTATTGGTAGATCGATGACCTCCTCTTCACCGTTTTCATGTTGGATTGTAATGTTCATGTCCATATCTGGACTAATCTTAGAGTACTCCTCCCTTAATGCTCTAGCATCTCTTGCAAGTAGGTATTTATCAACAAAACTTCTAATTTCTGCCGGTTCTCTTACTCCGTTAATTGATGTAATTATCTTTTTTAATCTGGTCGTGACTTCTGTAATGTTGTCCTTGTGGATTTTTTGTAGCCCTCTAACTTCCAACTCTATTTCCTTTTCATCAGCATGTGTGAGTAGTTTAAAGGTAACTTCTTGTCCGGTATGAGGAAGGGTAAAATTAAACTCATTTTTCCCCCGTGTATACTTTGCTGGGTCTAACTCTTTACTTTTGATTTCTGTTAGATCCACAGTGTGTATCTTCCCTCCCACCTCTACATCATAATTCTGTCCGTAGGATAGGATTCTGGCTGCTACCATAATTGCATTTTTATCCCCCACTAACAACTCTCCGTAAGGAATGGGTGTTACGATTAGTGACTCTAGCAACCGGTCAACAACAGTTCCTTGCTTTATGTAGTTGACATTTGTTAGTATATCCTCCTCTTTAGCAGTCATGTACTTCATCTCTATTTTTCCCGAAGCTAATGGTGATGTTTCCGGGTATAACAGTCCCTGTGAGGGTAGTTCAACTGTTTCAACCGGCAATTCAAAACTTTTTTTCATAAATCGTGTAATTACTTTTTTAGAATATATAGGTTTTTTCTCAATTTTCAAACAAAGGAATACCCAACCGTAAAGCTGGGTATTGTGTAATTTTGGATTTAAGTTTAGATCTGCTACCAGTTCAAAATAGCATAGTCCATTGCGATTGTAATTGGAATTTCAACAATTCCGTCTACAGATGTCCAATCAAATTGTCCAAACTCTGCATCTGAAATGAATGCTCCTTTAATGATCCACTCACCAACCACATCTCCTACAGGACCTAACACATTTAGGGTTAAATCTTTTTTGTAGAAATCGGAATATCCAGCTCTACCTGTAACAGACTCGTAAGCTAACCTTGCCCATTCCATTACTGCTTGAGCCCCTGAAGGATTGATTGGTGAATAAAGGGTAAGTGTCATATCTTTCCACTCTCTTTTCCCTCTGATCTTCCTGTATGTGTTAATATGGTCAAGTTTTATAACAGCATCCGAAAATCCCGGTGCTTTTACATTCTTTACCATGAAAGATGGAATATTGTCAATGTACATTACGAACCTGTGTTGAACCATTGGTTCAAATGCTCGAAACATTATTTCGTTTGGATCAAGAATCATATGTTATGTTAAAGTCTTTTAGTGTTATACAATTAAATAGCTTCTTTACCCAAAAGTTACTCCAGTTGGTTCAATTACAAAATCCAACAATACAAATTCAATTGTTCTGGTAGGTTGAATATAAATTTGACCTACCAGTTGATTTCTATCAACAACATCCGGTGTATTGTTAGAGTCATCCATTTTAACCTTAAATGCATAGAGTCCTTGTCTTTGGACAACAGATTCTAAATAAGGATTTACTTTTGCTAGGAACTTGTTTCTGGTTGTTGCTGTATTTTGTTCAAATAACAAATTCTTAGCTTGGTCGCCTATAAACTTCTTAAGCTCAATCAACAATCTTCTAACATTTACCCCTGTTAAAGCTGAAGCTTTTGTTTGTAGTGTTTTCTGACCTAAAACTGTCATCCCAACTCCTGGAAATGTTGATACTGGGTTAACTTTTCCGGAATAAAGTAAATCTCTATCTGATTTGGATAGTTTTCTTTCAGCTTGTAAAGTTCCTACCAAACCTCCTCTTGTAAATCCAGCAGGAGCCATCCAAGGTGCTGACGAAGCATCTGTAAATGCATATGTCCCTGGTATGACCACTGATGCTGGACACCATTCGTTCCTACCTGTGACTGATCTTAACTGGACCCAAGGCCAATAAGCAGCTCCGTAAGAGGTATTTAGACTTGTTGCCTGTGATGTGGCTGAAGCAGCAGTTGATCCATAATTTACAAGATCGACAACACAAATACAATCTCCTCTTAATTCTGCTAACGAGATTAATGCATCTAACTGTGTAGGGTTATTTGCATATGTTAGTCCTGGTGCTGTTATTACGTTAAACTGGTAGTCATCTTTGTTTAGAAGTAAATTAATTACCTTATTGTAATCACTTCCTGCCAGTCCCTGTGTGTTGCTTGAATTAATGTTCTCAAAATAATTTGCACCTGATGTAATATCTCCTGTTGCTGAGTAGAATGAACCGGAAGCAGCTACAGGTAATGAACCTGAGTAGCTTACTCCATTTCTGTCTTTTCCTACTGTAATTCCATCTGTACCTAGGTAATTAAGTGTTTTATTGTTTACACTTGAAACTCTGATAAAATTAGACCTGTTAGGGTATGAACCGGTTGTACTAACGTAATAAGAACTTCCATCTGTAGAAACATTCTTAACTTGATCCCCAATGACCTGTGATATGTAATTATCTGAATTAGGATCTAAAGATACATTGTTAAATGTTTCTAAGACTGTTTTGTTATTTCTGTTATCGTCCCCCTGTCTAACAGTTACAGTAAATGTACCTAAACTGTTGTTAACATTTGAAATTTCCCACCTAATATCATCTGCTGATCCGGAAATAAGTGATCCATCTGAATTTTCATAACTTGTACTAAAGTTAATGGGGTGATTAGAAGAAGTTGCATTATTGTAAATAACTCCCTTCCCTAATGTTGCAAGTGTAAAAGGTTGACTTCCTGTCAATGCTCCTGTAACAGCTGATGATGATATCCAGGTGTTTGTTGCACTTGTATAATTCGTAGCAGTATTTGCTACCCTCGTAACAAGAACTGATTGACCCCCTTGTGAGAAGTAACTTTTTACTGCAAGTGAGGTTAGGTATTCATACTTGGTAGATGCTGAGGAGAAAGAATCTCCAAACTTCCTAATGTATTCGTTATAAGAATACACCATTGTTGGGATTTCTATAGGTCCTTTTACAGTTGGTCCAATAATTGCAGCTCCGGCAGCAACTGCTGCTGGTTGGATAAAAGATATATCATTTTCTCTTTGGATAACTCCCGGAGAGATGATTGTTTCTGCCATTTGTGTTTATTTTGTTGTTAATTACCTTAATTGGTTATAAATAGATATTTTACTTTGAAACCGTTACAAAAATGTTAAAAGTATCGTGGTACTTAAAATACCGAAGTAAGTTCCTACTCTAATATCTCTCCAATCAAAGAAAGCCCCGTATTTTAACTCATAGTAAAACTCTCGTGCAAAATTTGCTGCAAAAGAAATTCCACCCCCAATTACAAATGATTGAAAAAGTAACGGTGTATCTTCCAGGTTTGTTACTGTCCTTAATAACAGTAGTGTTCCAATACTAATTACTGTGGAAAGGATTGCATGTAGGTGCCACCTTTCTTTTATAAAGTTTTTTGAAAAGATACCTTTAATATCTAAGATAAAATTTTTTGGAAAATTTTTAATACCTTCCGGTAATAGTACTTCTATCTTCATTTTTTAAGTATTTTATTTGTTTGTATTTCCCCCTCTGTTGTTTCTTTTTTTATTATGTAAATACCTGAAGGGAGTGTTTCTGTGGAACTCTTTAGTTCTTCCCCAAATATATTAAATATCCGGGTACTTTTACTAAAACTTCTCTGAGTGTTTGTTACCGGTTTATTGTAGTTTAGCAGTAGGTTATTCATCCCTGTGTTACTCTCCCATGTACCTATATTACTAAACTGGATTGCCATTCTAGTATCTGAACTACTTGGGTCGGGTAAATACAAGTAAAGTGTATACTGTCCAGGGGGAACACTATCTGGGATATTAAAGTTTAGTTGGTAATCTTGATTTTTTCTCCAAATTCTAATATCAGGTAAAACTTCAAAACTTGTTAACTGTCCGGTTGACCCTTTTAGTACAACAAACATTTTCCTCTTTTTGTAAAAATTTGAAAAACCTGTGTTTACCATTCTGACCTGTAGAAGTTTTCCATTTAGTACCCCTGTTTTAAGAACTACCCTATATCCCAGTTTTTTTTGCATTTCTAAAAAACAACCGCTTGACTGCCAAGTCTGTATAACTGTTTGGTGATAGTCTTTATTAATCAGGGACCAATTGTATCTGTCCATTTCTAATAATGCATTTAGGCAATCCGTTTTAGGTTGATAAACTCCGTCAGTTTCTCCAGTCATTGGAAGATTTACTGTTAGGTTTTGTAGGTAAGTTTCTTGTGTTGGGTTTGTACAAGTAAGACAATTAACGTTAAATGTCCCCTGGTTCCCCCAACTGTTGAGAAACGCATCATTGTACAACCCTATTCTTGTTGTACCTAAAGGTCTTAACTTTACCAGTATGTCAACATACCTTACCTGTAGAGGTATATCAGAACTAAAAGAGTTCTCCATAGCTGTGAGAACACTATTTCTATTGTTCCACTGTGTAGTATTTATGGTTCCTCTATGTCCAAATTCACTACTGTTGGTGTGGTACCACTCTCCCCATGTTCCTATAAATCCTCCCTGTATTGTCGAAATAACATCCTTATTTGAATTTAATATAGGTGCTAATTGACTTATGTGAGTCAAAATCATAGCTTTTGTAGGCTGTTGCTGGGTAGTTCCCTCCACTTTGGAGTAGGAGAACCTTATGATAGCTTTACACCCACTGCTTCTTAATTTGGTAAAATCAGATTGAATATTCATCAGGTAGGTACTTGAAATAGAACTATTCAAAAAATCATTTAGGTAAAATAACCTCTGAATAGTAGTAATATTTTCAGTGGCCCTGTATGAATCTAAAGAAGATTGGGTTAAAGCAATATACTTGGTTGGGTTTGAACTACTTAGTGTGGATAGTGAGTGGAAAAAACCTCTTTCCGGGTTGTTACTTACCCCTGTATTCTCTGTATAGTTAACAGACTGTATCTGGGCAACCGCTTGGGTAATTCCTAATAGTACTACCCAAAATATCATTTTTAATTTACTTTTCATTCCATTTATGTATTTTCTTATGTTATACTTTATTCCAGTTTTCTATTCCCATTCCGTAATACCTAATTACATCATGTACTTTTACAGGAATATTTTCTCCCATATTGTAAAACCATTCAAACTGTGTACAATACTCCTGATCCGGGTTAAGAGTCGGGTCAAAATTATTTAAGATTTCCCCTGAACCAGAGTTGACATATACAGCGTCGTTTGCCACACTTTCCTTAAGGTAGTTCGGTATTAGGTAAGATAAACACTCCCCGTAACTTCCATCTTCCTCGTTTACGTAGTGACTAACTTCCCAATTTAACACTACCTGTCTCAGTTTCGTATTATATACTAAACTAAGTAAGGTAGCCTTTCTCTTTACGGTTGTTTTACCTATTACTAAATCCTGAAGTTCTAAAGTTATCATCATGTTAATATAAATAAAGGCCTAAATAGAATGTAATTGAGTTCCAAGTACTAAGTGTTTGTGTTAAAGGTAACGAAGTAACCCCTATAACCCCTACGTAAAC